CTAGAAGAACATCTGAATCGTTCGTGAAGCGCCCTACTTCTAAATTAAGAGCATCATATAGAAAATTGAAAGACATCGAACTCATTGTTGTCCCATCAGACATGTCCAATCCGTCCAATGCAAAATCTGTAATACGAGGATTGATGTAATGGTAAATATCGGTAGAAACACCGAAACCATATACATGGTATATTGTTATTTCGTCAATGATTGTTAGCTCTTCATAAGGTAGAACGCTTCCAATGCTCCCATTACCGTTGTTTTGTAGAGCCGCAGGACTCAAAGAACCAGTCCATGGGTTACCAGCATTGGCGGTGAAATAGTAACCTCCATCAAAATTCAAACCAGATGAATCGATGGTATCACCAGTTGCGTTTGTAACGTCGGCGCTTTTTTGACCATTTGAATTATTGCTTGCAGCAATTTGACTTCTCATTACCGGACTCATGATTTGCATGTAAGACAGAAGGAATGCCAGTGTTAAATTATCAATTGAGTCGTGAAGCTCGACAGTAATCGGTTCGTATGAAACCATTTTAGCTGCCCGTGTCCTGAAGTTGTACATGTTGATTTCTTCGTAGTCGATCTTCATCTTTGGACGATCCGCCCTCTTAAGTAAAAAGGTGAAGCCGTTACTGAAAATGCTACTAAATTGTCCCTTAAACTTTACATTCATCAAGAACAAAAATTTTGGCTTTGGAACGTGTGTGTTAATCAAATCTTGAGCATAAGATCGAGTATCAACTAGAACGGCTGGATTTGTTCTACCAAAGGTGCTGACATTTGGTAGATTATTTTTTCGCAGCAACGTTTCCATAGCCACGACAAACCAGTGCATCTTTGTTAGGCTCGAAGGTAAGTTTTCATAAATCGTTACAGAAGGGTTTTGAACCAATCGCTGAAGAGTGTTCAAAGACTTCAACGGTCCAAAATTGGATTCACCAAGCTTTTTGTTGACAATGCTCATGAATACGTCGCTGGCGCCCGCGACACCAGCATTGATGACTGGATTTGAATTACCTTGATTGAGAATTGCTACCTGATTCGGGTCATAACCCATAGCAGTGAACAACTGCTGATAACCTTGGTTTGTAAATGATTCAACCGTTCCTTGATTTTGTGCTTGGGTAAAGTCTCGAATAACTGATTGAACGGCGCCATTAACTGATGCGTTAGCGGAAGTCAAAATAGGGCTTGCCGTATTTTGAAGGTCTGCTACATTACTCGACGCTAATAGATTTTGAATATCACCCGCCATGGGTATCCCTCCGTATTTCAATTATTTATCCGCAATCCTTGACATTTGTAATTGGATACTGTAGATTGGTAGACGCAACTTAACTGGAGCTAATTCATGACTTTGAAATTTTGTACATTAACCGGTGCTGATGATCGCACTAGCATCGATACAATGCTTGATATTTCTGAAAAATACCCGTTTGTCGAATGGGGTATTTTGTTTTATCCTGGTAGATTCGGTACTCAACGCAATCCAAGTCCCGCTTGGGTCTCTAAATTTCTTGATGCGGTTGAGCGACAAGGTTCACATGTCAACACCGCTATGCATATTTGCGGTGAACAAAATCTTGGGTTTTTAAATGGAGATGGTGTCATTCTCGATATCGCTCATCGTTTTGGTCGCATTCAACTCAATTATGCATTCAATAAAATCGATAATGATGGATTGATTCGTTCTGGTATAAATCGTGTCAATCCTCAAAAAGTTATTACCCAATATTTCCCACCGAACGAACATTTGTGGGATAAGGTTCTGCTTGGAGTTGCAAACCATCAAGTTTTATTCGATACGTCTCGCGGTAAAGGCATTTTACCTGAATCTTACCACGCACCATTGTATACCGTAATTTGTGGTTATGCAGGCGGGCTAGGAATTCACAATCTTGAAACCGAACTTCCAAAAATCGCTAGAGCCGCTATGTCTCATGACTATTGGATCGATATGGAATCAAGTCTTCGGACCTTGAACCAAGAATGGTCTGAATTTAAATTAGATGGTTGTGAGCGAGTGCTACGTTTCGTGAAAGATTGGAAGGCAGAAAATGAAATAGGGTTGCTTTTGCAACCCTATCCAGAAGGCGATTTAAGTAACCTTTTCGTTTCAATTCCGAACGATTAAACTGTACCGACTGCTGGACCACCAAGAGCCTGACTGCCTGATGTTCCGAAGAAGCGCTGATATGCGTGATCAAAACGAACGCTTAGATTAATCTTGACCGAGGTATTTGTTTCTGAATACACTAGGTTGTTATAGTTTGCAACCTTGATCCAGCAACCTTCATAGAACCAACTTTCAAGTGGAGCCTGATTGCCATCCATCATGTCAACTTGCATAGAGAATTTGTAAGAGTGAGCATCGATAGCGGTAGCTAGAAACGGACCTTCAACACCGATCAAAAATTGCTGTGCCTGAATTTGTGCTTGGATGACCTTGGAAGCTATACTTGTAATGTCATCTTCAATAATCATTTCGCACATTTCCCAATTGTGCTTACCCGCGACCCATGCTCGTGAGTTGTAACGATGTAATTCGACTTCATCCCAAGAGAGGTTTGGACGGTTTACTTCAATAGCCTGTACGGAAACTGGTCGGGAGTCAGGAACTCCACCGATGTTGTTAAACAGAACACGCCATTTATTGGTTAGTTTCGGCTGTAGGATACCTGTGCTACCGCCAGGGATAGGGATACCAAAGTCATTGATTGTTGCCATTGTTTTGTCCTTTAAGAATGTTTAATCCTTAAGAGTATTTATATTCTCTGGTAAATTTCCCCACAAAGCAAAAATCGCGACACTATGTCGCGATTTTTGTCGTGATTCAACTATTAATGAATTACTGCACCTTGGCTTACGACACGAATCGGAACGTAAATGAATTCTACAGAAAGTGTTGGCTTCAACGCAACATCGATAAACAACTGGTTTTGTTGAACAAGATTTGGTGGATTGTTTGCGGCATCACAAATCGTAGCAAAGTCTATGAGACCACGGTTAGCCATAATTACCTGAAGGAATGCATCGGTAGCTGTTTTTACTTGGTTTCTAGTCGTTTGGTCATTTGGTTCAAATAGAAACGGAACCAAGTTGATACGCAATTGACGAGCAACGTAAGCAACCAAACGAGAAACATTGATTCGGTCTTCGGAGCTTGCGACACCTTGCGAAGTCTTTTGACCGAACAGCAATTTACCACGGTTAGGCATGTTTACAATCGGGTTGATGTTGGTGAAGTACTTGTATAGGTTAGCTTGCTGTCCATCGCTCAATGCAACGGGAACAAAGGTTGTAGCTGTTCCTAGAGTGCCTGTGACGTAACCTAGATCATTTGCGTCTGGAACAATTCCGCGAGTTGTACCTGCTGGGGCAAACCAAATCTGACCTTCGCTGTCGCTAATAGCCCATGTTTCAAGAGCGAAACCCGAAGCAGCAACGAAGCATGTAGCACCATCCAAGTTTGATGCGATACCATGTGGGTAGTAATATGCAAGACGGTTATTATGAACTCTGTTGGATGAGACATTGTCAGCCCATGTGCTGACCACGTCTTCTGGATCTAGATTGAATGGTGTGTCACCGATACACATAGCTTCATTTCGAATTGCGACAATAAGCGACATCAATTCGGTAACGACTTCCGGAAAACCAGGACATACAACGACGTTCCATAGATAGGTATCTGAACGAATTGGTTGGTTGCTTACAATAGAAGCGCGCAAAGCAGCAACGATTGCATTTCTGCGTGCTGCATCATCTGAACCTAGTGAAGTATCATTCAAGAATTCACGAGTGAACTGGAACTGAGCGGCTGCACTAACCAGAGTTTGTGCGGCTTCTGCTGGTGTCCATTCAGTTGCAACGAGGCTTCCAAGACCCAGCGCGACCCATTGATCAGCAATACCAGTTAAACCGAGATATCCTTGGACTGATGGTGGTTGGTTGTATCCATTTGGAAACACCAAAAGCGGATCGGCGGTGTGATCGTCTTCGAAGTCGGCTGTTGTAGTACGAAAGGAATATGAACTGTAGACATCTTCGACACATGCCGTGTGAGCGTTGGCGAGAAATTCCGCCTCTGTAAGAGTCTGCTTGTAGTTCGGATTGCCTGGGAAAAAACCGTTAACTAAGTTGTAGTTGTCAATAACAGATTGAGCAAGTGCTTCTAATAGCTCAGATGCTGAGGTAATGTGCGCACCGTAAAGAGAAAGAATTTGATTTCTTGTATCATCGGTGTTGACGAAAGCGCGGATAACGTAGGCAATATTGATACCTGCATTGTTCAATGCTTGGTTCAACGCAAATAAGCCATATTCGTTACGACAGTCGCCGTTTAGAGGATTTCCATTGACATCTGTCAAAAAGATTGGAAGTCCGTAAAGTTGTTCGCTCAATGTTATCGACGTAACGGTTCTAATCACGTTACTTTCATAAGTGCCAGCCGCTGGAGTGACCCCGTCAAGTTGGGTTTTTTCGTCAGCAGTCGCGATAAACAGGAGAGGAACCAGTGGCGCTGTAGCCGGAATGAAAAAAGATTGATCCGTTACAGTGACTGATACGCCTGGAGCTACTAGTTGTGCCATATTTGTTTCTCCTTAAGATCCGCTATATAGTTCAGAGATATACTCAGTTATTTATGTTTGAGTATGAAAATCGGAGGCAAATCTCAAAAAAGAAAAGCAGTAAGTGCTTTATTTTACAATCAAATCTTCGACCGTTTCATATAATTGGTACTCGGCACCCGAGTCGTTCAACTCATTTAGTATTTCATGGGCGGCATTTTCTCCTCCATGAATAATCTCTCCTAAGCCAGCCAACCTTATCCATATTTGTTTAATATAATCTTGACGGAACTTTACTGGTGGAGAAATGTAAATTGGCACATTTACTGAAAAAGTGTCAATAATCATACGTCTATCAGTTAATGAAGGATAGTTTTCTTCGAATCTTATATCATCATTCAATTGGATAATGGATATCTTAGTCCAATCAAACTCAGCATCGCTTCGTTGTATTTGTAGGTCAGGATCGAATAGCATTAGAATTTGTTCAATGATTTGAAATCGTTGATAGGTGTTGCTCGAATAGATAGAAAACTCAATTGTCGCTGTATACGGAATTGGCATGTATCGATGGATGACTTGAACACCATCAGGTAATAACACGCCCCGAGGCACAAATGACTCAGCATGTTCTTGTCCAACGAACTTTCTACGATCCGGCGCATGTTTTATACTTGTCATATAAGCGCTCATACACGGAAGACGCATCGGCAGATTTGTTGTGTTATCACCAAGGATTGCAACCGAAACCCTATCTTTACTTCCATATTGAACTGGAACGTCAATGAAGTGTTCTTCGCCATCAGCCTGCTTTCCGGTCTTTACCTTCAGCATCTGAAATACAGCCATAACCTGAATAATATAGGTGGCTAGCTGCGCATTGTAGAAATACGTTGGATGCGGATTAGAGGTCGGTTCGTTCATTTTTTCTTCTTATGTTTAGGCGCTACTTTAGTTCCGATTGGGCTTTTTCCTATTTTGTTAATAGGAACACGTCGAACATTGTCGATATAACTCTCCAAGGTAGGATTTGTGACGTTGTTGTATTTAGCGCGTTTGTCTTGTTCATACCAGAGCCATTGTCCCTTTACCACCGAAAACAAGAAAAGGATTGGTGGGATTGGATCTGGAAGCTGAAAGTATGTTTGACGATGCCAATCTCCATCATTTGGATTAGGTGGAAATTCTGGTCCTTCGGTGAATGGTTCACCATTCTTAGGAAGACCATCTTCCACATAAAGACCTCTTGGGTCTATATTCAATCTACCCAAATTTATTCCTGGTTTCTCTGCTTCCGCTTGTGCAATTTCCTCAACTGTAAATTGACGAACGTTGGCAATATCTTCGCCTTTTTCTGGTACTTCTGTATTGGCTGCTGCCCTTACTTTTTGGTCAAGGAAAAGAGCTTCGATATTGAATTTCTTATCAGTAAGATGCGCGTTGTTGTTTCTGTTCGAAGGTAAGTTCAAATTACCAAAAATAGCTATAGTTTCTTGTGTTGCCAATGCCGGATACGCTGTAATGCGCTGCAACGTCGGAACCCATCCTGGCGTGAAGCCATCTGTAGCCCATGCTACGTCTTGAACCTCAAGATACTTTTTAACTGATTTGAGTCCTGGTGTATATTGCGTTTCGCTTGGAACTTCGATGATATCTCCAATGACAAGTGCTCGACCCAAAATGTGAACGACAGATGAAAATGCCACTTCTAAAATCCACGTTTGGGTATCTGAAATGTGACCACCCAACTTACCAACTTCCAACATCGGATCGATAATGGTATAGTAAGCCTTGATCTGAAGGCTTGTTGAAGAATAAGCACGGTCCCGATTTTCTAAGAAACCAAGTTCATCTTGAACATCTTGGAAGTTGAGAGAATTGAAGTCTACTAATTGTAGTTTAACGACCGTCCAAAAATCATTTGGACCGCCATTGAACGCCAACGGTCGAATTCTCCAATAGCGGGCAGGCGCAGACTGCCTGATTCGATATTGAACCGGATCGCTGGTATTCGGAAGAGAAATGATATCGACACCATACCATAGTTTGGCGTCCATAGATCGCTCGATACGAGCCTTAGAGATCCTATTTTGAGGGTCGCAACCTTGCTGGATATTCAATGTTGTGATATGCTCTTTGATAGACGTGTCAATGCCGTAACGGACTCGTTCGTTATCCAAACGAATTGGTCCAAAATCATAACCAAGATATGAACAACCGACGATGTTGTCTGCACCAAGCTGAATGCTTCTCCATTCAGAGATTGTATTGTCAAAAGCATTCGATGGTGGGAACGCATTGAATGAGCCACTTGCAATTGGTTCGCCTTTGCCGGTCAAATCAATTAGTCTTGTTTGTTCATAGATTCCGAGAAGCTTGAAGACATTGATGTTTGCACCGGCAATATTTAACGCCTCGACAGCAAAATTGTTGGCGATAT